AAGATTGGCTGCAACTGCTGCTGATGCGGAGGCTGGAACTGCACTTAACATCACTGCAGTCGGAGCTGGATCTACACATTTCATAACCACTAAAACAGAATTTACAGAACAGAGAAATTATATTGAGATTCCAGATCATATCATAGGTATCAATGGTATCTTTAGATTTGATGATAATACAATATCACAAAACATGTTCAGTATATCCTATCAGATATTCTTGAATGATGTTTATAACTTTAGTTCGATTGAACTACTTAACTATTCTATGGTTAAACAGTATCTTGAAACCATACAATTCTTAATTAGTCCCGACAAAAAAGTAAGATTCAATAAGAGAGGTAACAGACTTTATATTGATATGAACTGGCAGGCTGCAGCTGCAGATGAGTTTTTAGTGATAGATTGTTATCGAGTTTTAGATCCATCTCAGAACACAGAAGTATTCAATGATAGTTTCTTGAAGAGATATATTACTGCATTAATTAAAAAACAGTGGGGAACAAACTTAACTAAGTTTCAAGGTGTCAAATTGCCAGGCGGTATTGAGTTAAATGGTCGTCAAATTTATGAAGATGCACTTCGTGAATTGACTGAACTCAGACAACGTATGTCTAGTGATTATGAACTTCCACCACTTGATCTGATAGGATAATGCCTTTAAATCCGTTCTTTCTACAGGGTTCTGCATCTGAACAAAGACTCGTACAGGATCTAATCAACGAACAGTTGAAGATCTATGGTGTGGATATATTTTATATGCCTCGTAAGTTTATAGGAACTGACGATGTAATGAAAGAGAATATAGTTGCAAGATTTGATGACAGCTATGCATTAGAGGCCTATGTTCAGAACTATGAAGGATTTGCTGGTTCTGGTGATTTGATGACAAAGTTTGGTGTCAAAACTACAGATGAATTAACTCTTGTCATATCTAGAGAAAGATATGAAGATTTTGTATCTGTATTTTATACAGATGGAGAAGATGATACTAAGTTAACATCAAGACCAAAAGAAGGAGATTTAATATACTTCCCACTATCAGATAGTTTATTTGAAGTTAAGTTTGTAGAACATGAACAACCATTCTACCAACTAGGAAAACTTTATATGTATCAATTGACATGTGAACTCTACGAATATGAGGATGCAGTCATTGACACAAGTATTACAGAGATTGATAATAATGCAGAGGATGATGGATTTATTGCAACACTTACATTAGCTGGTCTTGGTCAAACTGCAGCATTTTCAGCTGGTGTTAATGCAACTAAGGGTGTGAACACAATTACACTTATTAATGATGGATTTGGATATACAAGTCCTCCCGCTGTTGCGATTAGCACATCTCCTATTGGATCAGTTGATGCAAATGCAACTGCAGTTGCGATTACAACTTCCGCTGGTGCTGGGTCTACAACATTCTCTGTAAAAGAAGTTCTTATCACTAATCCTGGCTTTGGCTACACTATTGCACCCACTGTTACATTTAGTGGTGCTGGCGGTTCAGGGGCAGTCGCCAGAGCGGGTATTGGAACAGGTACAGTTAAGATCTTGTTTAGTTCTGCTGCTGGTAGTAAATATACATCACCACCTGTCGTATCCATATCAACATCACCATCTGGATTATCTACTGCAAATGCAACTGGTGTTGCTGTTGTGAGTGCTGGAGGAACTATTAGTGATATACGACTTACTAATGCTGGATTTGGATATGTGACTGCACCTGTAATTACCCTTGCAGCTCCAAATACAGGAGTTGGAAGAGGCAACTTCTTCTTAAATGAAGTTGTAAAAGGTCAATCATCTCTATGCACCGCAAGAGTTAAGGATTGGGATGCAGATACAAATGTTCTTAAAATATCTAATATATCAACAAACTTTGCACTAAATGAAATATTGGTTGGATCTGCAACCACAAGAGAGTTCCCAGGCATGGGACAAACTGGAAGTTACACTATCAGTAAGATAAGTTTAGATAACTTCCAAGATGATGAGTTTGCCAATAATTTGGTTATAGAGAATGAAGCTGATGGTGGATTGGTGGACTTCACTGAGTCCAATCCATTTGGCAGCTTCTAAATAATTAAAAAAGAATTATGTTAGGTCAATACTTCTATCACGAGATTCTAAGAAAGACAGTTATCGGTTTTGGTACACTTTTTAATGGAATAGAGATTCGTCATGACGCAGATGATGGTGGCAATGTAAGTCGAATGAAAGTGCCATTGGCATATGGGCCAATGCAAAAGTTTCTTGCAAAAATAGAACAACAACCAACCTTAAAAGGTAGACCAGCTATTACTCTACCTCGTATGTCATTTGAAATGACTACATTAAATTATGATGCATCAAGAAAGGCTTCAATAACTCAAACATTTAGATCATACAATACAGGTAATTTAAATAACGTCAAAAAAGTATTCATGCCTGTCCCATACAATGTGGGATTCACATTGAGTATTGCAACTAAACTTAATGACGATATGTTGCAGATCATGGAACAGATACTTCCATACTTTCAGCCAGGCCTTAATATTACACTTAATTTAGTTTCATCAATTAACGAAAAGAGAGATATACCAATCATTCTAGAAAGTATCAATATGAGTGATGATTATGAAGGTAGTTTTGATAATCGTCGTGCAATGATTACAACATTACAGTTCACTGCAAAGATATACTTATTTGGTGCAGTCGCTGATAATCCAGATGCACTTATTAAGAGAGTTAATGTTGATTACTTTACTGATACAAATAGAGTAGTTGCAAAACGTGAACAGAGATATTCTGCAACTCCAAGGGCTATAAAAGATTACAATGATGATAATACAACTGCAATCAATAAACCTTTAGCCGCAGAACAAACAATAGTTTCTGTAAACAGTGCATCTAACTTTACAGTCGATGATTACATCAGACTGGGTGAAGAGAATATGCAGATTCGTTCCATTAGTGGTAATGAATTAACTGTTTATAGAGGTGTAGATGGAACAACGGCTTTAGATCATGCAAATGGATCTGTCATAGATATAATTAGTGGATCTAGAGATGCAACCTTACCACTTACTGGTGATGATGCACTTATCGCTTCTGGTGATGACTTTGGATTCAATGAGATGTCTTCATTCTATGAGGACTTTAAAGAGTATTCTCCATCACAACAAAAGGACGTATAAGTCATGAAATTTGATGAAATTGATGATGCATTAGATATAGTTAAGGATACTTCTAATCCTATTGAGATCGATAATGTCAAACCAATCAAGTGTGACAAAGACGATCTTGATCGTGATTATGAATATACTCGTGGTCATCTCTATTCATTAATAGAGAAAGGTCAAGAAGCTATTGACGGTATCATGGAGATTTCTCAAGAGAGTGGATCTGCCAGAGCTTATGAAGTTACTGGACAGATAATTAAAAGTGTGGCTGATGCCACAGATAAATTATTAGACCTACAGAAAAAAATCAAGGACATTAAGGAACCAAAAGATAAAAGTCCCAACAATGTCACCAACGCACTATTTGTAGGATCAACAGCTGAACTACAGAAATTATTAAAAAAAGGTAAGTTAGATGACTGACCCAAAGAAAGAAGTAAAGAAAGAAGAACCTAAAAAGAAAGGTCTTCTAGAAAAACTAAAAGAGACTGTTGATGATAGAGAAGAACAGATGATGATTCTCTCTACTTTCGTCAGACTCGGCATTTTAGTTTGGAGTGGTGCAATCTTGACTCTCGCATATGTTGAGTTACCACCAGCTCTTAAAATACCAAAACAGGATTTAGACCCAACCTTTATAGCGTCTGTTTTCACAGGTGTGCTGGCCACATTTGGCGTACAGACATCTAAGAAAGGTGGATCTGCTGGTGGTGGAGGCGGTGGTGTCTCCAAGTCTGATATGGAGAAGTTAATTGCTGCAGCTGCACAAACAGCCCCTGCACAGACAATCCGTATTGAACAAGCACCTGTTCAAATCACCCCACAAGCACCTGACAAAAAGTAACTATTAAAAAATCATGCAAAAAATTGTAAATGGAATCGCTATTGCAAGTGGTGTTATATCTCTCACCGTTGTT